AATCAAATGCTTGAGGGTGGTGGTATGGAATATGTAAATCTGAAATACAAAGAATTGATTTATAACTCATACAAGTATGTGTTGTATATTATTTAGATAAAAAGTAAAGCACCTGTGCTAAAAATATAACAGCTACTGCACCAATGCCATATATGATCTTATCACTTAGGCTATCAAACTTATTATCTAACTTTTGATCTATCTTCTCTATGTCCTCGTGCATGTGAGCAAGATGATTATTCTTAATTGTTGAAATATCTTTTTTTAATCCTGTTACATGACCATACAACGATACGATATGTTCGCCAGTTGTTTTAGGTCTCTTAGTCATTAGCTTTGAACAACTTTCTCTAGGATTAATTGAAACCCAGCAGAAATAGAAGTGGTAGCATCTGCTTTGGCTCTTATTTCTAAATCTGATTTTTCTGATAAAATTTCTGGTACTAAATAGTCTTTTCTAAAGGGTGTTCCAAATGAAGTAATTAATGATTTAGTTTGAAAAGTATTTCCATTTAAAGGTCTTTGCATAAATTTAGCCTCAACTTCTTTTTGCTTACTTGTTCCAACATCAATAGACATTAGAAAGCCTCTATAATTTCTAGGAATTGAATATATTGCTTGAAGTGATTGACCATAACCAACATCAACTATTGAAACAGGAAGTGAATTAACTGTTGTTGTAATTTTACCAACATTAACAACTCCTGTATTAGCATTTTCTAATACTGATCTAAATACTCTAATAAAAGATGTAGTAGAAGCTGAACCCCCTACTGTAATAACCTCATCAGCTAAATCCCAATTCGAATCTAAACCATAAATATGAAGTAAGCTATCATTGTCATCTGTAGAAGTAGATGTTGCAACTGCTGTAGTTGCAGTTGTTGGGTAAGCATATAAACTTCCATTTTCCCATATTGTTTCGAATACTGTTCCTACTGCTGTGTTGTATCCAAATTTTTGAACTCCTGAAAAATTAGGAATGTTACCTCTTTGAATGGCAAGTCCTAATGGCATTGGTGTTAGATGGTTTATACTCATTTTTTCTTTCTTGGTTTGTATTTTTTAATAGCTTGTGAAATGAAGATGTTTTTATATAGAGAAACCTTTTTGCCAAACTTCTTATCAGCTTTTCTTTTAGCTGATTTATATGCTTTAGACTTCTTATTAAAAGATTTAGGCTTTCCTAATTTCTTTGGTCTAGGTTTGGCAAATATAGGCTTCTTCTTCATTATTTTTTCTTCTTCTTTTTACTCATCATTTTAGATTTCTTTTTAGCTGGTCTTCCTCTTTTAGACCCATAAGTTCCTTTTCCCATTGGCATAATAAACTCCTATTTGTTTGCGTTTCTCATTATAATAGCCAAACTCTCACATCTTTTTGTGGTTTGTTTGTGCCAATTACTGTCTATCATTTCTTCACTAGCTTTTAAATAGTTTTTTTGTTTTATGGCTTCCCACATCTTTTTAAATTTCATAACTCGTGGTTTGCCTAATTGAAAACACATTTCAACGATTACACCAAAAACAATATGATTGTGTTCTATATCTCTTAATAATTCTCTAGCTGAATCTAATGCTATTTTAAAATCATTATCAAAAACTTCTTCAAGAGTTTCTTTGTCATAAGCAACACCTTCAACAAAGTTATCAGAGGGTAATACAAGATGCCCATAACCAATAGTAGCAAAGCCCAAGCTATCGGAATACACAGTATCCCTAAACCCCTCGTGTTCTTTAATTCGTTGTTTAATTTCTTCCATATTGTGTTCTTCCAATGCCTAGTGACATTAAGAGATTTTTTTATCATTATTCTTTAGGATTATCAGTTTTAATTTGTGATATTCTAGCTTTCCAAGATTCTATTCCATTATCGTATATTTCTTCTAATTGAGATTCCCAAGAACCATATAGTTTTTTTCTTGTTGAAATTATTTGTTGATTGTTTTCGTAAGTTTGTGCTTCGGATTCTAAAGCATCTAATTGTGCATCAGTAGGTTTTGCAATATCTAAATTCCATTCCTTAATATAATCTCCTCTACCATCACTATCATTTTGTAGAATTACATCAGTTGTGAAATCTACTTCTGCATTTACATACTGTCTAATTTTATTTGATAAACTTGCCATCTTATGCTCCTATCCTGTATGCACCGAATATTGTTCTTTCAGCACTATCATTATAAAATTGTGCGTTACCACTTCCAATATCTACTTGACCAAAAATTTCTATATAATCACTAGAACCATTCATATCTACAATTTGATTTATTACTGGTGATTTATTATTTACCTTATTAGTGTTATTATCAAATCTACTTGATCCTATTTTTGTTCCATTTTTATATAAAGAAACTTCACCCATAATTAATTCTCCACTACTTTCTGCTCTAGTCATTATTCTTGCATAAACAAAATATTTACCAGCTACAGTTGGTGTAAATCTGTAATTAGTAGAATTGTCATAACAATTATCTGTGTCAAAATTTTCTGTGCTAAATTGAACTTTTGTACTTGTATTATCAGTTACAACTTGTGCTGATTGTGGTCTTTCAGCTTCAAAAGCTGGATAGTTTTGACCTGATATACCACTAGGTAATTCTGTTACACTAGATAAAGAATTATTTTTTAAAGTTATTATTGCCATATTATACTCCTAACACATTAACGAACATGGAACAATAAACGAACCATCATCATAAGTTTCAATTACTGTTGTTGATAATACTTTTGCAAAACTGCTAGATTTAACATTGTCATCAGTTTGTACTTTTGCAGTTCCATCTCCATTTGATTGAAGTAAATTTCCTTTAGAAATAGTTTCATTCGCTTTTATTCTAACTACAAATGAACCAACTGATGCTACATAAAAATCATTATAGCCTTCGCCATCATTGTCATAGGCTACAAACACACCATAAACATTCTTAGCATCTACTGTATCAGATACTTTTGATTTCATGTGTTTAATATCTGTTTCTTTTACGATTGTTGCTTGGTAATCTGTTCCTTCATGGTTGTAAGTAATTACATCTCCAACTGATTGACTATCTAATAATACATGAGGTATTATTTCTGTATGAGTATTTGTAATATCATTACCATCTTCGTCTTGTGTAGTTGTTGATATATCAAAATGTAAATTATACCAATCACACATTTCATCTAAAGTTTCTAAAACTGTTCCTTTTAAAATTGTAGGTGTAGAATTGTCTGTAAATCTTGACCAGTGAGTTCCTGTAAAACCATTGTAAGATACAGTTGTACCAGATACTGATATTGTTCCTTCTACTATATTTGCTTGTCTTAAATCTACAATAACACCATCATTTGTAAGTCTGCTAAAAGTAGCACAAACACCTGCATTTCTTACACCTAATACTCTACCATCTTCAGTAAGTTCAGCTCCAACAACATTTGAACTTTGTTCTGTTTTTCCCACCAATAAATTACCAGAAGTGTCTATACGGATACGTTCTGTATCGTTAGTTGTTATAATTAAAGAATTATTACTTCTTGAACCCATATAGACAAGGCTATTACTGTTACTAGCAATTGTTTGAGCAATAACTCCTGTACCAGCAACTAATTCAATAGCATCTCCACTAGCATTTTTTACTTCAAGTGTTTTAAAACCAGCACCAAAATTAGTTGGCGATGCAGTTCCGATACCAACATTTTGAGAACTATCAATAGTAATAGCTGTGCTTGTAGCATTGTCATCTATACCTGTAGATGAGAAAGTAGTTAAAGGATAACTTAATTTAGCACTTGTAACAGCATTACTTCCTATCTTAGCTTCTGTAACTGTGCCATCTGCTGGAGTAAATAAAACTCCTGTTCCATAATGTAAAAAGAAATCGCAAGTTGATGTGCTAGGTACTGCAACTCCAAAGTCTATTGTAGAAGTTGAAACTGTAAAGTTAGTAGCTTGAACAACCCCATCAATAGAAATTAATAATGATTGTGCAGAGTTAGGTACAAATGCTACTGAACTTTTTGTAATAGAATAAGAACTAGAACCATCAAATGTGATGTTATCTAATATTTCTATGTTTGATATTTTATCTGTTCCTCTGCCGATATAAGACATTATTCGTTCTCCTGTGGTGGATTATCAATGACAGTATTTCCTTCTGCTATCCACTCTTGTATTGCTTGGTAATCTTTGTTTGCTTCGTCTAGTGGTACAGATTTTTGTATATTAGAACCTACATAAGTTACTTGATAACTTTTAAATTCTCCTAAATAATAATTTTTTGTTACTGTGTTAATCATAGTTCTGCGTCTGCTCCTATTACTGCTGATGAATTTTCTGGTCTTACAAAACCAGCATGACCAGCAGTTCCACTTACTTCTGTATTATTATACAAACTAAACATATTTACATTACCAGCTCCAAAAGTAAGAGAATTAAATGAATCAATAGCTCCATTTCTAAATATTCTAAAATAATTTGTTCCTGTTGTTATATAAACAGAAGGTGTTGTTCTCATAGAAACAGGAAATTGAAAATCACAAAATATTTGAGAGGAACTATAATAACCACCTATACCAATTTCATCTGCGTTAGTATTTGCATGCATATAAAAATACCTCTGACATCTTCCTAAATTCACATCATGTGGCAAGAACTCAAAATCAGATGCAGTTGTTCCAGCTTCTAATTGTACTCCTGTAATGTACCATTCGTTTGATGTGCTATCTGCAAGATTGACTTGACCTACTGCATCATTAGTGGTTGTTCTTGTATTCCAAGATGTTTGTAAAGTACCTGATTGAAAATTTGCTCCAGCACATAACCAATATATCAATTCAAAACTTTGACCATTATCATTATCTAAAGTTCCTGTTGTATCTCCATCAATAGTTATAGTTTTCTTTTCCCAAGTTGATGCTGATGAAATTGTGTAGGATTTAGATATTGCTCTACTATTATCT